CTAGTGGATGTCCATTTAATTCTATACTTGCATCTAATTCAGGGAAGCAATTTACTCCTACAGATCTTTTTAATCTATCAAAGTAAACAATTGGAATACCTCTATCTAATGTTAAATTGTAAGTTGTTTGTCCTAATAAATCTTGAACTAATACTTGAACATCCCATTGATAGTTATTATCTAAATTTAATGTTGATGTTACATTGTCTTGCAATGTTACATATGCTCCATAACTACTATCTGTTACTTTTTTGTATCTTGTTTTTAATGTTATTGTATTATGACTATCTAAACTAGAATAATTAGCATCTACATTTATATTAGTATTTGAATAATAATTATTCTCTCTTTGTAGATTGATTATTGCAGTAGGTAATTCCCAATTTAGAACCTCTAACTCTAATGTTTGTGTAGCAGTAAATCCTCTAGAATCAGTTAGAGTTACTACTGCATTTGTGTTTGATGATACATTTATTTCTCCAATATTAAAAGTGGCTGTTGAACCACTTATTGTTGTTGTATATTCAATTCCATTTATTGCAGCTTTAATACTACTCAATGTTGCATATTTATATGCAGTTGCATTTGATACATCTATTTCTAATAAACTTTGATTTCTTATTATCTGTTGATTATCTCCTGTTATTGCAGTTGTTGTTGAATTGGTATCTAAATAACTTGCAGCAAAAGTTGGATTACCATTAATTATAGTCATTGTTCTATCTAATACTGACCAAAATGTGTTACCACCAAGCACTGTCTTTACTACAAATTTTACTCCTAATGTTTTACTATTTGGAATTAACTCTCTTAAATGTTGCCTTTCAGCATCAGTAAAATTAAATGTGTAACTTGTTCCATTTATATCTATATCTCTATATTCAACATAAGCAATTACTCCACTTCCTGTAGAATTTTCTATTCTTGCTTGTAATGAAGTAATGCTTTTATTAGGAACATTATATGTTATTGTTGGATTTTGTTCATCATTAAAATTAGGTGCTGATGTTAATATTGCATATCTATCAATTTTTGTTAATGCAGTCCAATCAGTAGTTAATCCACTTGATGCAGGTGTATAAGCAGATGAGCCACCTTTTCCAAAATATGCATAAGCATATCCACTTAATGAACCATCATCATTATGTGTTACATTTATTGTTCCACTTGCTGTTTTTGTTTCTCCTACTCCTAGACTTGAAAAACTTATACTTGCTACATATCTATCATAGTTTTCTCTATTATCATGCCAATAGACAGTTAATGTGGAATTAGAACCTGCACTCCATCCAGATCTATTTTCACTCCAAATAGAAGCACTACAAGTTATATTAGAAGTATTATTAGTTGTGCTTGTAGAATTTTCAGTAAAACTAACTGAAAATCCATAATATGCTCCATAAGATGCATATAGAGTTGTGCTTTTATATGCCATTAATTACCACCTCCTGCAACACTTACTAATCCTATTCCATCATTTACTAGAGTAGAACCATTATATACTTCTATAGGTATAAATCTTAATTTATTACATAGAGTTATTTCTTCTTCTACTACACTCTTTTTCATATGAAATTCATCCTGTGCTACCCAATAGATTTTATTATCATTTCTATCATATCCTGCAAATCCAACTTCATTATTCATTAATACATAACTACCATCTACACCATACATTTTAAGTCCATTTTTATTTAGTTCTGCTATTAATGTATTAGATTCATCAAACACTTCTATTTGTCCATTTTGATTTAAGTTACTACCTAATTTTAATGTTCCACCTTTGATTAAATCAGCAGTTAGATTAATTACATTTATTTGTTCCATATTTAATACATTATCTATTGTCCATGCACTATTGAATTGTCCATTTATTCCTGTATTACTAAATCCAATACCACCATTATTTATCATTATTACATTAGTAGCATCTTCTTTTGGTAATGTATCAACTATTAAAATTTTATCTCCTTCATATATTACATATGAATCACTTAATGCACTCCATATTTGTGAAGTAGCTTGTTGTAGTTCATTATTCAATGTTACTTGAATTGTTGCAGTTGATTCTCTTATTACTTCATCAGTCTTTCTTTCTATATTGCTTACTAGATTAGATAATTGTGGAGTAAAGTTTCCAAATTCTAATTGTATATATTGTTCTAATATACAATCATAATCATATGAAATTATATGTGTTAATAGGTCAATTCCTAGTCTTTCATCAATGACTTGTATTGTATCTCCTATATCACTTATTTTTTCTACATTAGCACTTAAACTATAATTAACACTAGGGACTTGATGTTCTTCTACATAATGAGTTGCTTGTGCATATAAATCTTCTACTAATGCTTGTTTATATGCATCTTCATCTAAATTTCCATCTTCATCTCTATAGTTATCTTCTTCAATGTTATCTTGACTAAATGATATTGTTTTTGTAAATGGAACTACATAAGGATTCAATGCTTCTACATATACACTTACATTATGATCAATTGCATTTAGTAATATTCCATCTTTTCCTACAGGCATTAATTTTGTAACTACATCATCCCAATTATAAGTTGCAGTTATGTTTTTCAGATTTTTAGCATATCTTATTGTTACACCATTATCTTGTCCTATTGAATCATATATACCTATAGTCCAATTATCTCTTACTAAATGTCCACCCCATCTTTCTAAAACAACTTGTATTGCTTCATATAAAGATTTTCTTACACATCTATAACTTGCTATGTTAGTTACATTTGAAATTGTATTAAATGGACTTAAATCACTTGTTGCACTATTCAAATGATCTAGAGCATCATTACAATTCTTATCTACTACATAACTATCTTCTATTAAGTAATTAACACTATCATAGAATACATGATTTGCTTTTATTTTTATTTTGCTTCTAGTCTTTTCTACATTAGTTATTCTAAATGCTTGTTCCCCTTGTGGTGTATTAGCAACAATTATATGTCCTGAAGTAAGATAATCATTGTATTTAACAACATTAGAGTAAGCATTTCTATAGTTATAATGTAAATTCATTATTATAGGCAAATTACCATTTGAACTTATATTATTAATACCTTCTATTAGTTCTATACCTTCTAATTGATTTATTAATTCAGTATCAGTTATTTCAGTTGTTGTTGGTGTTTGTAGAATGTAATAAACTGTTGTGTTATGTGTTGATAACCAAGTTTTAAAATTTTCAACTGATGTAAATGATGTATTTCTTATTGTTATTTGATTTCCTGCTTCACTATAACATGTATTATCTCCACCTGATATTCTATCAACCCATGCAATGCCTTTAAAATAATCAGAGATTACATCTACTAAAGTAGAATTAAATTTTAGATTTGGTATAGCAACAAAATAAGAATTTGTTGCATTAGGATTTACTGATATAGTTGAATTTTCATCTAATACAACACTTCCTATTTGTTTTTCTATATACCATTTACCACTATCTTTATATATTCTATCTTTATAATCTCCTATTTTACATAGTTCTATATCTCCTAGATTTATTTCATAAGTTTGACTTTGATATGGTTCATAAGTTGTTGCAGTTGAACCTCTTTCTAATTGAACTTTTAAAGTAGAAAAGTTACTTACATAATCTGCACCAAAACACCTAAAATTAACATATTCAGTTTTTGCAGGAGTTGTAAATGTTCCTGTTGTTAATGAAACATTAGAACTAATAAATACCTTATTTTTGTCATAGAAATATAAACAATATTTTTGGCTTGTTCCATTTATAGAAAATGTATATGTTGCATTTTCTTTTACTTTTATAATGTTTTTATTTCTATATAAAATATTAATAGATTGTGGTTGCCCTGTTCCTGTGTCATAAGTTCCATTTTCTAATTCTCCATTAAATAAATTCTTTCCACATACTTCTATTTCTTGATTACCTGTAACTGTTTCTACTGCTACTGGTGCATCAGGTGTTGGTGTTCCTTCTTGTGTTGTATTGCCTTTAAAACTATCAAATGAATATTCTTTTGATAAATCTACATTTATATTGAAGTTTGTTCCTTCTATTGTTTGTCCTTCTATTTCCTCACTTTTATATTCTTTTTCATCTAGTCCTGTTTCTAGGTTTAAATAAAAGCTACCATTATCTTCTTTATGAACTACTGCCTTTTTTGGATTTAATACTACATCCCCATTTGAGGTATATATCTTATCTAATGTATTAAATAACTTTATCATTACAACCACCTACTATACATTGATATATTTGCTATTGTGATTGTTCCACCTAGAGTTATTGTGTTATTTCCAGATTCTAACTTAAAGTCATCATAATCTCCTGTTACTTTTCTATTTAGTAATGTTCCATTATTTGGATTATATGCTTCTAATTTAGATACATCTATTGTTATTCCTAATTCTTCTTCTCCTAAATCAATATTAAATATTTGATTACTATTTAATCCTATAGTTATTGTTCCACTACCTTTTACATAGATAATTGGTTTTGCATAGATATTACCTTTATTTCTTACAATGTTATCTCCACTTACTAATGCAATTGGTGTTTCATTTACTTCATACTTAAATGGTTGACAATGCATTGTTATTGTTGCAGTTTTAAATTTTAATAGTTTTTCATAATCTATTTGTTCTAATATTTCAAAATTATAATATTTATCAGTTTCAGTTGAAAAGATTATTGTTCCACTTTGATTAAAATAACTCATTATTTCATCTAGATCATAACTTCCATACAATCCTATAGTCATTTCTTTATCATATGCACTATAACCTAATCTTGTAACTATATCTCCATCTCTACCATCAATTTCTTCAGTATTTGTTCTGATAGATGGTTTTGTTATTGGAGGCATTTCATTTATTGCTAATCCATTTATTGTAGTTGAATTAACACCATTTATTATTACATAATTTCTCATATTACACCTCCTAAGTATAAATAGTATCAGTAACTGTCTTTACAATAAATTTTCCATACTTTTCATCATCCATAACTATATCCATATCTTGTAATGCTTCTTTCATTGCACTTGCCATTAATCTATAGTTAGTATCATAAGATACACTTGGATTTATTGTTGGATTTACACTAGCTTCTATTCCTGCATTTAATTGTTTCATTGCTACATCTACATCTTTTAATGCTTGTGGTATTCCTTCTTCAATACCTTCTCCAATACCTGCAGTAATGTTAAGTCCTATAGTATCTCTCATTAAAGTTGATGGAGAATGAATACCAAATATCTTTTTGAATTTAGCAGTTATTTGTTCTTTTACTTCATTTACTTTATTATTCAAATAACTTCCTATTCTACCAAATCCATCACAAATTCCTTTAATGATATTCTTTCCTAATTCTCCCCAATTTGTATTAGCAATGCTATTTCTAAATCCTGTTACTATTGCTCCAATTATATTTGGAATAGTTGCCAATGCTTGTGGTATTCCTTCAATAAGTCCTTTTCCTAATGCTAACATTAATTGTAATGCTGCTCCTATGATTTTAACTATCATATCAGGTCTAGTTAATGTTTCTACTATCTTTTGAATTATTTTAGGTAACATTGCTACTAATTGAGGAATAGCATCTACAATTCCTTCTATCAATGCTACTAATAAATCAATTCCTGTTTCTATTATTAATGGTAAGTTTTCTATTATTGTATTTATTATTGTTTCTATACATTGAACTAATGTTGGAATTAATTGAGGTATAGATTGAATTATTCCTTGAACTAATGCAACTAATAATTGAACACCCATCTCAATTATTGCAGGTAAGTTTTCAGTTATAAATCCTACTACTGCATTGATTATTTGACTTATTGCATTTGATATTGAACCTAAATTTGCTTTTACTAATTCTAATAAGGCATTAATCATATTTGTTATTGCACTTAATAATTGAGGTATCATATCTAGTAATAATTGAGCAATTTGAGGAATTAATGATTGTATTAGAGTTACTATTCCTGTCAAAATGTTTGGTGCTAATTGCATTACTGCATTTGATACATTTGTTATAAAGTTAGTTACTGCTTCTACTAATGCATCAGGACTACCACTTCCATTTAAGAAATTATCAAATGCTGCTTTCATTGATTTTACTGAACCTTGAATTGTTTGTGCTGCTTCTTTTCCTGTTCTACCTATTACACCAAATTTATTAGCATATTGTTCTAATATGTCTAGTATTTGGTCTGAAGTTAATTCATCTACTGAATCAACCATATAACCACATGATTGAGCTGCTTCTAAAAATCCTTCTTTAGTTCCTTTTATACCTAAATTTAAGTTGTCAATATAATTGAATGAACCTTTTAATGCCCAATTGATAGCATTACTAACTTGACTTATATCATAACCAAAAGTATTAGATAAATCAGATTCTAATTGTATCATTCTATTTGTTGTTTCTATTGCTTTTTGTTGGTCTGGAATACTATTCTTAACTAATGTGTATGTGCTTGTAAATGTCTTATAATAATCAGTTGTTGACATTGTTAAGTCTTTCCAAGCATTAGAACCTGTTGCTTGAATTTGTTTGAATGCTTGTTCTCCTGCTTCAGTAGTTCTATCAAACATTGCTTCAATTCCACCAAGTTGTTGTTCATATTCTCCAAATGATTTAACACTTGCTCCAATTAATCCTACTAATGCTCCACTTACTGCAGTTGTAATTTGTAATAGTTTTTGTGCTACTTCTTTGGCAACTTCTCCTATTTTTTGTAGAACTTCTTTTACTTTGCTTAAGTCCACTTTGTTCATGTTCTTAAGTTCATTTGTCATTCCTTTTAATGCATTTTCACTTTTAGCAATTTCTACACTTAATGCTCTATATTGTTCTTTTTGTTCATCAGTAAGACTAGAATAACTACCCATTTGTTTTTGTGCTTCTTTTAATGTTTCTAATCTTTCAGTAGTTGCTTTTATGTTGTTTCTTAATACTTCTTGTTTTTGTG